GATCGTTCTCGTAGAACACCCGATCAGAGCCACCGCCAGTAGCGCCGCCGCCGATGGTGCCCCAAGCGCTGCCGTTATACCCCTCGAATTGCGTCAGGTCGATGTTGAAGCGGATCATGCCGCTGTTGGCACTGCCCGGACGTTGTGCCGTCGTACCAGCAGGAAGATCGAAATAACCGGTTGCAGTGTTATCGACGTTGCCGCTGATCGTGCCGCCTGCTTTAGGCAGTGCTGCGTTGGCAAGGTCGTATGCCGACTTCACCGAGTTCGGCGTTGCTGCCGTCGTCGTGCTCGTGCTGCTAGTCGAATCCGTCAGTTGCAGGACAGTGCGCCAGGCGCTGCCATCCCACACTTTCAGCGTGTAATTGCTGCTAGTGGTATCGAGCCACTGCTCGCCAACGCTGTTACCGGCTTGTCCACCTGCTGCCGGGGTTGCATTAGGGGCAGTGGTGCCGATATGAACCGGACCCGTCTTAACAAGGCTGCCGCCTGCATCCTTAAAAAACAGGCCAGGGCTAGTTGCCTCTGTATTGATGGCAAGCTGACCGTCAGCCATCGCGCCCGGTGTCGGGCGTTTGTTTGCGGTACTACTCCGCAAATGCTGTAGTGCCATTCCTTAACGCCCCGAAGGGCCGGAATTTACCCTCTCACTATAGGCAGCGTTTAGTACGTGCCATCACTGATGTTGACCGTACCATCAAAAGTGGCAGTACCAGTCACATCCAAGGTTCCAGGGATGTCGACGTTGCTGGTCCATTCCACGCCAGTACCAGCGGCATCGGTTTGTAGTAGTTGGCGGGCAGTGCCATCAGCCAGTTTGCTAACGGCAATTTCGGCGCTCGCACTAATGTCTGCATCGACAATGCTGGCGTTACCCGAAACCAAGACGTTGCCGCTTTGGTTGGGCAGCGTGATGGTCCGGTCAACTGTTGGGTCGGTAACGGCAAGCGTGGTTTCGTAGGCGTCAGCTGTACTGCCTTCAAAGACCAGCGAACCAGCAGTACCAATCAGCAGTTCACCAGTGATGGTGCCGCCAACCTTTGGAAGTTTTTCGTCTTCTAGTTCTTGCAGCGCGGTTTGAACGTTGGTAGCTGCAATGCCGCCGTAAGGCGTAAAGGTGATGTTGCTGGCGATCTGACCGCCGATACCGCTGGATACGTCAACGAGTTCCCAGCTTGTGCCGCCAGAAACCAGCATGTCCGGCGGTGCCAGGGCAACAGCAGGTGCAGGCGATGTACCAGTGCCACTGACCGAAACAACGACGTAGTAACGGAGATTATTGGCAGATGCAGCGGGCAGTGCTGCGCTAACCACCAAGCCGGCAGCCGTACCAGCAGCAGTGACGCTGGCAACGGTGTTGGTACTGGCGTTGTAGGTGCCGGCGTAAATCAGTTCGCCAGCGGTAATTGTGATCGGCGTCCAGGCGTTACCGTTCCAGAGGTAAAGGTCGCCGTTTAATTCGTCGTAGAAATATTGCCCCTTGTATTCAGGGATAGGGAATGTGACGACGCCAGCAGTGGAGCCTGCGCCACCAAACTGAACCGTTGCTGAATCGGCAATCTTGGCGCCTGTGATGCTATTGGTGCCAAACAGACCGGAAGCCAGCGTGCCCGTTGTGATCTGCGAGGCAGACAGGTTCGGGATATCACTGGCTGTAAGGTTGACGCCGGCGGTGACGTGACCCTGCGCGTCAAACGTGATCTTGGTTGCCGTGCCAGCAGTGACCGTGTTGGTGTGGTTCAACACGCCAGCGCCGTCAACGCTTAAACCTGTGCCAGGGCTGACAGCACCTTTCGTACCGGCAACAGCAACGGGAAGGTCGGCGTTTTGGATCAGGCGACCGCTGGTAACCAGACCCTTGGCGTTGTAAGTAACGACGTGGGCGGTGGAGCTGAGCGTTACGTCGTTGTCGATCTCCAGTGTGGAGCTGTCGAGACGCAGACCCTCGCCGTTGACGATGATCGCGCCTTTGGTGCTGCTGGTGGCAGTCGGGAGATCAATGCCCTGCAGCGTGCGAGCAGTAATTGCGCCGGCGCCAGTGGTCGGACCAGCAAGAAATTGGGATGCGGCGCTAGTTGACGCCAGCTTGGATGTGTCGATGCTGCCCGCCAGCTTGGCGTTGGTTACCGCAGAGTCCTGAATTGCAGCGGTGGTAACGGCAGAGCTAGCCAGTTTGGCGCTGGTGACAGAGGCGGATGCCAGATCAGCTGGGCCAATCGAGCCAGCAACAATGGTTGCTTTTGTGCCTGAGGCGCCAGAAACACTGCCGACTTGTAGGGCGGCGGTATCAACACTGTTATCGGCTAACGCGCTTGCACCAACAGAACCGGTGCCGAGTTGCGTGGCGGTGACGCTACCTGAAACGAGCTTGGCGCCGGGGATGCTGTTATCAGAAGTAAAGGTGCTGAGACCTTGTGTAAACAGATCGCCAACAGTGACCTTTTTGGTTTCGCTCGCGCTGACATCAGCAACGGGCGCCACATCATCGGCTGCAATAGACGCGCCGGGAAGGGCGGGCAACTCCGTTATCTTGAGGTCGGCCACGTCAATCAGCTACACGTTTACGGTAAGTTTAGAGGTCTTGCTCCAGTAGCAGGAATCCTTCCGGCTGACCCGATTCGACCTTGATGCGGCTAATTCCGTCCTGCTCTTGGACGATGTAATCAGCCTCAAAGCCGGTCAGCAGTCGGATCGGACCAGTTGTAATAAATTCAAACTGACTAGAAATTGCGCCATCCGTTGAAAGAGCTAGCCCGCAATTAGTCAAAATTCCAGTGATTTCGTAGTAGATGCTGTCACTAATTGCAGCGCCACTACCTCTGGAGATAATGCTGAGTTTGGCGTTAAACGCAGCACCTAGTTGTTGACGATTGATCAAGTGGTATAGGTAAAGCGGTGATTCTGCTGAGGCGTCATCGTAATCAAACAGGGCGCTGATTCGTCCATTGCCAGTAATCAGAGTGCTATACATTTCGCGGTAGTTATCGCCCAAGGCGGTTACATCCACGTTTTCGCGGGTTGTATTTAGCTCCCAAGATGTTGTTTGCCCCAGCATCCGAGGCGTTACATTTTGCACGGTGTAAGTAAGTGCCAAGGCGCTGGCAATAGTGCTTAATGCAACGCGCCCTGTTGAGCGGCCTTCGACGGCATTAGCAAATGTCCGATACAGAAAAATACCGCCGACTGAATCAACGTGGATGAAAAATGTGCCCTGCTCGTGAACAGTGGAGTCGTCCCAGCCAGAAGCGTCAACAAAAGCAAGTGGGCTGCCGTTTGTCGTGGAAAATTCGACAAGATCACCTGTAATAAGAGTACCTTGGTCAAAATCAAAACTGAAGCGATCCTTGGCAGTGCTTACATCTGCAGGTTGAATTGTGCCCTGTAGTTCGATGCCCAGCGAGGTGCGCGTTAGTTCGACTTGGCCGTAAACGCCTAGATAAACAGTCACAACTGCACCTCCTCAAGTTGACCGTCAACGGTAAAACTAATTTGTGCCTGCATCACCTCACCTACTTGGCACGACAACGCTGCGTCGGTGATATAAGCGTTAAACACTAATTTCTTTTCGGCAAATCCGCTGCCGCCCCAGCCGAGTTTGAACTGTGCGGGAGACGGGTTGACTTCGCCGGTTTTGAAAAGAACGCTGAGAAGTGGTTCTGGTGTATCAGAGTAGTACCAGATTGCAGCGTTGCCGGAATATGTCGTGGCACCGGGTTTATATGACTTTTCGCAGTCGCCTACGCGGGAATCATCCTTTAGATCTGTGGTCGCAGTAATAGACCAATTTGCGACGCGCCCAATACGCTGACCCGCAAATTCCAGGAAACCGTTAGAGCCGCTGTAATACGTCATGGGTCAAGTCTAGGTTCAGCCCACAACAGTGATTAGCCGCACCGTTGCAGTCATTTGCTCACATTCGCCGCCAACTTGGCTGAACAATGGTGCTTCTGCGTAGCGCCATTGCCCGTCACCTTGCACACGGGTTCCGCTGATCCAGCCAGCAGTCAGTGGCGTTCCGATTGTGAAGGTGTACGTCGTGCCCTCAACACTGTCGTAGTGCGCGGCGATCTCATCAGCTTCGGCTGGCGTAAGACGGTCGTAGGTCAGATCCAGCGTGGCTTGGCGGCGTTGATCGCCATAACGAATCCGAGTCTCGGCGCCGTTCATCGTTTCGTACGCTTTTACCGGATAATCGCCCATCGAAATGGACCGCTTGTTTGGCACCAGATTTGGGAAAGCCATGGTTAGTAGGCGTCAGGAGTTGAGGGTGTAATCGTGATGCCGTCTCCGTTAAATGTAGTGCTTGAGATCTCGGGCGGGAACTCGGAAGCCTGTACATTCACCAGCCCTTCCTGATCCAGCTCAATCTGATCAATTACGTACTGCTGGGTGTTAATTGTGGTTGAGCGAATGGCAAACAAGCTGCCCCAGGCTTCTGGTGTTGTGACTTGTCCGTTTACGACGGTGATGGCAGCTTCCTGCACAGAGTCCTGACCCTCCTTGTAATACACGGCGTCATACGCTCCATCGGGAAGTTTTACCGGAGTCACGACTTGACCGCCGCCAGTGATGGTGCCGACATAACCGCTTGATGCTGTTGTCTGCTCGATTGCCACTTGGATGAAGTCGCCGGGACCGATTGGCGCCTGATCGGGCAGCGTTTGGAAGCTAATCGTTTTGGTGACGTACTTCCGAATGGCCATAAAGTAACGCGCCACTTTTACGGCGTGGTCGTGGCTCGTGCAGAAACCAGACAGATCAATTTGTTCCATTGGATCACTGGACCCGCCAGCCCAAGTAGCCAACACAGTCATGGTGCGTGGCAGCTGGTTTTTGGGATTACGGCGATAGGACACTGCAGCCTGGAACGGCCGGCGGGAACTTTCGGGGATGTAATCAACTTTCAACGATCCAGCAATGATGTTGCCGGCGGTGAACATGGCGACTGGGCTG